ATCGTCTGATAAGTCTGACAAGCTAATCATTGCACTCCGTCTGACTCCACCCACAACAACAACTTCCCCGATTTTGCACAGAATATCATGGCACTCAAGGGAAGTGAGACGGCGACCTGTTGCTCCTTTAAACTTGGCAACACAGAACTTATAAAGCTCTTCCAAAGGTCCGGGTCCAGAAGCACGTCCACCGAAGGTCTTGAGTCTTGCTCCGGCAGGTCGAACTCTTGATACGTCGAACTTTGGAATCTCGCCAGCGTATAGAAGAGCCAAGAGCTGTCGAAGTGATTTCGCCCATCCCTCTTTAGAATCCGACACAACAATAGAACTCTTACTATCAAACAACTGCTCCGGGACTTCAGGTAACTTTTTAACATATTGTTGCTCCACAGAGAAACCGACACCAGTGCCACAGAGAAGAATATACATCGCTTCATCAAAGGCTTTAGGGTCGTCTATTGGTAAATAGGAACAGTTAAATGCAGCTACGTTCTGACGCTCTAGCGCAGGTCCTGCTGTCATTACTGCTCTCATACTAGGGACTACATCAAGAGCAACAACAGCTTGCTCAAGTTCAGTACGTAATTCGTGTGTTAATACATAGTTTTGTTTTGTTGCTAAGTGCTTCTCCATGAAATCAAAATATCGTGCCACTGTCTCATTCCAGTGTTCACGACGACCTTTATCGTCAAGATAACGACTGTATCTTGATTTAGCGATAAAAGTGTTGTACGGAGTCATTGTGTATGGCATATCTTATAAAACCTCTTTTTCTAGTCTATCGGCATTGTCCTCAATTTTATCCGAGAACATCTCTACTATGTCTTCACTGCTGATGTTTAAAAGTTCCAGTAGCGTTACCTCATCTAAAGCAATAAGACGTTCTTTAATTTCGTGCAAAAGCAGTGGCATAGTTTCTTTCTACTTGTAATACTTATCTACTACATCATCATAATTATCTATTAAAAACTCTAAATAATGCTGAATTTTTTCTAGGTCTTCTCGTCCATTTTTATAAGGGAATCGAAGTATGTATTTTACCACATTATGAGACCAAGGGTCAAGTCCCCAATCTAACGCTATAGTCCAAGGTTGTACACCTTTTTTATAGTGTGTACCGCCTACTTGCTTTGACAAACTGTCACCGGGGTCTTCCATTCCATCCGCAAATTGAGCAGCTAATCTAGCTTTACGAAAAAACTCTTCTGTATCATCTTCATACTTTGTTAAAACATCGTAGCCATAATGTGCTGGCATTGCGATTGGATTATCCATGAGATTTTACCTCTACCGTTTTCTTAGTTGATTTAGTACCTTGTGACCAGCTTCCACAAGACCTACATTGATATCTTTGATAAGTACCAGTAGTTGACACTGCTGTTCCACGCTTTTGCAAATGCTCATGTCCACAAGTCGGACAGCCTTGAATATCGCTGAATAAATTGCGGTTAGGGGGATTTTTAATCCAAGGCAAAAGATTATTGTACAAGTCTTCCAATAAAACAACATCTTGTATGTTGTAATCTTCCATACGTTTCCAAGCATCTTTATCTCCATTCATACATTTGACCCACAAAGCATGACCTTCGTGTTCGTGTTTCTTACCTAGACCCAGACGTTGAGATACATAATCCAGCTTATTGCTAGGAAACCTAAAATTACTACGAACCACACGCAAGAGGTCAATCTGTTTATAAGGCGATGGAGGAAGTAACTTGGTGAGTAGAAATTCCTTGTTAAGAGTAGGAATATCAAACTTAGTTCCATTGTAATGGATAACAGCATCAGCAGAGTCCAGAAGAGCATGAATACCTTTCAGCATTGTTTTAGGTTTAGATTGGTGTACAGAATCAAAGTAAATGTCTTCTTCACCTAGCCACTTAGCTGCGTAGCATAAGACATAGGAAGACTCCATCAATTGATTGATACTGACGTTTTGCTGCCATAATCCCCAGACGTGCGCCGTGTTCGGAGATGTTTCAATATCAAGCAGTAGGATTTTCACTGTGTGTCGTCCTCATCATCAAACAACGAATCAAGTGCTTTTTCACGCTTACGATGCTGTAACACCATTTCAAACTCTTTCTTAGAAATAGCGTAGTCATGCTCACGTCCGTAAGGATGGTCGGTAATGAACAGAATTTTTTCTGATATTCCATAACCATATTGAGCAGCTAAAAAGTCACCAAACTGTAAGACTAATTCTGTCCAAGAAGTACAGTCTTCTACACTAAACTCTTTAGTGATTAAACCATCTCCGCTATGTATTTCAAACTTGACTTCCATGTTGTTGTCGTCGTACATTGTCATTCTCCTATTGTGCCATTAAGTCAAATAAAATCTCTGCATCAATTACTGCAAGTGGTTTACAGTTATTCTGTTTAATAATAACTATTGGTTCACCATCGCCATGCTTCTTGCACTGCTCGTAGTAGTTGTAGACGGCTATCTTTGCTAAAGATTTACACTCAAATGTTGCTGGCATTTCTTCCTTAGCAAACTGAGACATCACTACATCTTCACCATGACTACCCATTGGACAACTGCGTAAGTCCTTATCCGTTAGTTGCGGATACCTCGCTAGTAACTGCTTTACTGTCCATTGCTGGAGTAGTCTTCCTTTTTGTTTTGCTGAGCTTGTTTTCAAGTTTTATTTCCTTTACTTTTGTGAGCATCTTCTTAGGGATGGTAATGCTGTTATTACACATACCTATCGTGATAGTCCCGGCAAGTTCAATTTGTTCATCATCTTCAAACACTACAAACCCAACTGACTTACACTTTAAATCTTCACGCTTTGCTTCATGCCATTCACCTTGAGCAAGTGCGTCTAACCATTCAACTAGGACGAGCTTGGTGGTGTCCAGACTTGATTTGGACTTCTTTGGAGCCACAGTAGTTGTGCGTTCTCCGAAACTCGCTGCTGGTCGCCCTCGTAGGCTTTGAGGACTGCTTGATATAGTTCGCTTTCGTTTGTACATTCTTCAAGAATCCTTTTAGCTTTAACAGGACCAATACCCTTCAGTCCAATAATGTTATCAATTCTGTCACCAGTAAGAATTTGAGTATAGAAAGCAGTTAAACCTTCAAACTCAGTTACATGATATTTTTCTTTATTGCGGTAGTTGTAATGCCAACCTCTAAATTGATTGAGGTCTTTGTCAATATGTACCATGATAGTTTCATCTTCAGGAACTGCGTAAGCAGCGATACCAACTGCATCATCTGCTTCAATTCCTTGTACTACTGTAAAGCCCCATGATGTCACTAAATGACATCTAAGTGCTTGTAAATGAACAGGTTTTTCAGATACTCTCTGACCCTTATATGGAACTGTAACTGCTATCGCATCACGGAAGTTGCCTTTGCCCGTTAGGAAGCCCTTGTAATCTTCACAGTCCAGCTCCATACAAAGTTCAGTCATTGTTTCCTCAAGCCTTGATATCGCAATAGACTCCTCTGCATCGTTACTAGAGAAACCTACTGCGTAGCAAAGACTATCAGCATCAATGAGAGCTGTTATCACAGGATGTCGTCGTCCAAGTTTTCAATAGAAGCGTCATCACCACTAGCGTTGTACTTCACTAAATCGGTAATAACAATCTTTGCTAACGAGGCAGATACACCATCCTTGTTCTTCCACTTCCAGCTATACGGCTTAATCAAAGCGATTGCTTTAGAGCCGTTACCAACTACATCTTTAATCTCGTTACCATCTTTGTCAAATGGCTGGATAGCGTAGTTTGACTTCACTGTTAAGAACCAACCCTTCTCAGGTTTGTCTTCACGCTTGCGAGGTGCAAGACCAATAGACTCTAGGGCTTCAACGGCTGCTGTTGACAGGTTAGCCAAGTCACATTGGAACTTGCCACTCATGTCGTTTACTTTGTCAAAGAAAGCCCACTGAACTTCTGCTTGAATCTTAACTGGTTTTAATTCCATTTTAAATCTCCTTATCTACTACGTTTAGAAATACTGCCTGTTTATTATACAACAACTTACAACTATTTGATTTCATAATGTGATAAACTTATTGTAAAGTTTTACTGATTTATTGTAAAGTTTGATTAGAATAATCTAGACTTTCTTCCATTGTTCCATCTTCAATATCCAATACTGCATCCTTTAACAACTCATAAGTCTCTTCCAAATCAAAACTAGAACTTAATGAATATGTCCCATCTTTGTAAGCAGACACAGCAACCATGCCGAGTAGGTTTGGGTCTTTTTCTTTAGTCATCAATGTGTCTCTTTCCATGAGTTACCTACCTTGTATTCTCCGTCCAGAGGACAGCGCATTTTTAACACTATACCAGCTTCTTTGATTGCTTGCTTACCTAACTGACCTACTTCTTCTGCACGACTTTCTTCTACTTCTATTTGCCATTCATCGTGAACATTAGCAACTATTTTAAACTCTATCTTTGATTGACGTAGCTTTCTGTGCAAAATAACAACAGCTTGCTTCATAACGATTGCACCAGCGCCTTGCAGTAGCGTGTTGAGCGCCGAGTGTTCTGCACGAACGAGTAACTTGCGTCCGTCAAGACCCGGTAGCCATCCTTCTTTAGCGTAGATACGAGCCACTTTCTCTCTAAGAGCTTTAAGTTTCGGCGTATTTCGTAGAAAAGAATCAATGAGCTTTTGTCCTTCTTTCGCAGAACCTCCAACAATCGACCCGATTTTGGAACTTCCAGCGCCATAGAGGAAAGCATAGATAAACGTCTTAGCTTGATTCCTCGTTTGCAACCCAGCAGCGGTTTGGTTCGCTGTGTGGATGTCGCCCGATACAACTTCATGTGTATATACATTGTCGTTCATATAGTGAGCCAACATTCTCAACTCCAGTCCTGAAGCATCAATGCCAACTAACTTATATCCTTTCTCTACAATCCATAAATCCCGACACTCGTGTCCGTAAGGACTACCGCTGTTAGGAACCTGTGCCATGTTAGGCTTCATGTGCGTCATACGACCTGTAACAGCGCCGTTGGTGATGACACGACCATGAACCCTTCCGTCCTTGCCAAGAGCTTCTAGCCAGCTATCAATCTGTGCTATCCGCTTTTGCAACATCATGTACTCTGCTAAGGTTTTTGCTTCTGGGAAGTCGAGGCTTTCGAGCGTGGTTTCGTCGACGATGACCGACCCTTTTTCTGTAAACTTGTTAGGCTTCCACCCCTTTTCGGTGAGTCTTTCGGCAATTTGCTGCCGACTGCCGGGATTGAACGGCTCGATGATGTCTTTGAGCGGTTTCCCTGACGTTTTGTGAACTCTTCCAGTGGTGACTTTATCGGGGAAGATGATTGCCATTTCAACCTGAATAGCGTCCAACTTAGTTTTAAGTATAGATAGTAGTTGTAAAGCCCCAGCTTCATTGAGTTTAAAACCGTTTCTTTCTTGCTCCGCAACGATGATTGCAACCTCGTGTTCGAGCGTGATACTTTCTTTTGAATAGTCATTCTTCATCTCCTGAGTTAAATGTTCATATAACTTCTTTGTTACCAATGTATCTTGAATACAATACTCTTCCATCTCCTTTGACCAACCACTATCAAAGTCTGTGAACTCACCTTTAGCAAACCCTAAGCGTTGTCCCCAAGCAGCAAGGCTGTGTCCGTCTTCCAAGCTAGGGTTATACAACCTAGACAACACTAGCGTATCGACTACTTGTGACTTTCTAACAGTAACACCCCAAACTCGTTTCAACACTGGGAAGTCAAAGAAGATGCCGTTGTGTGCCACAATTTCAGTTGCGTTGTTAATGTAAGTCTGTAACAACTCAGGAGTCTTAAAAGTAAACCATTCATCTGTATCAATATTCCTAGTAACAACACACCAAATCTTGTCGTGTGCTAGGTTAGTTTCGATGTCAAGAATTATCCTCATTCGATGATTTTAACCAAATCTGTCAAACTAATCAAGTACATTCTTGAAGTGTTGTCATCACCACCACGAATCATCTTAGGCATATTCTTGGTAATATAGGAGCGTAGTTTAGATACTGGGAACACTAGCGTCATAACAATGTCATTACCAACAGCAAGGTTATGGAACCAGTAGTCTGCCTCAGTAGAAGCAATACCACTCGGACGACCACGACTCTCAAATTCAATAACGATGTTGCCTGTAGACTTCCATTTATCTCTTTCAGTCTTAACTTCTATCTTTTTGTTCTGTAGCATATCCGCTACTTTTTGCTCAAACACTTGTCCATACTGTAAGTCAAGGTCAAATCTTTTGTCGTTGTTCATAAGCATAGTTTTATCAAACCTCCTAAGTACATCAATACCGCAACTGCTTCAACAACAAACAAAGCATAGTCTTTCTGATAGACACCTGACCAAGCCCATAATCCACTACCGACTAAACCAAACCAGAGGTTCAACGGGAAAATGTTTAGGCTAGTTAAGGCAATGCCAATCAGACAAAGAGCTGTGCCAGTCCACTTAATCATTCCTATCACTATCGTCCATTCGTTTAATCTCGTGGTCAATCAAGTTTTTTGCAGCTTGGAGCGACCTACTCAACAACTTCATATCTTCTAAATGATATTCTGCAATTCCACCAGCAGGGATACGATAAGCCTCTAAAGACTGTCTTACGATTTCTTTTAGCGTTGTTGCAAACTGTACAGGCTCATCAGAATCACCGAACCAAAAACCATAATCAATCGCACCATTCTCGGCAATCCAAGCATAGCCATCTAATTTAATATTTTTCTTACTCATTTCTCTTGTGCCTTTCTTAGTATTGCTTTAGCAAAATAAATTGGGTCAAATTCTGAATCTGTTGGAGTAACTTCCAAATAAGATTCTTCATACAACTTATATATTTCCTCATCTGTTAGTGTCTTTGCTGGATTAAGACCTTTAGCAAGGCAGTCGTTAAATCCCTTGTTATAAAAAAGTAATTGTTCATTATTCATACGTTCCTCCAATACCTATCTTTAGGGTTAGCTAACATAGACTTTAACAATTCATCCACCGACCTAAACCACTGAGTCACTTTCATGCCATCATGCGTAGTGATTGTAAAACTCACTTACCCTCCGCAATAAACTTATCAACGGCAACATCAATCTCGTTACCAATCATCCAACGCCATTCACTCATGTCGCCATTACAGGCAATAACAGACGGAGCAACTAAGCTAGTATCAACATCCCATGACGCACTGCGTAGCCAGCGATAACGCTCTGCATCAGCATAGATTTCGGTGTTGTCCTGTATGCGACCAAAGACATCCTTGTTCAGTGTACGCAATCGGTCTATCTCTAGACATAATGCGTTGATGTAATTGCGAGTGACGGCATACTCATCGTGCTTCGCATAGTCTCTTGCTGCTTCTACTAAGTCTCTCATAGTGTGTCCTTAATTTCTAACATTCGTCCAGTTTGTCCATTATACAACAATGCTCCACAATTACCAGTGTAGCCACTAAAGCGGTTCTTTAGCACACGCACTGAGGTAGTGTTACGCTCAATCATGTCCATCGCCTGTCCGTTACGCTCTAATCCTATCACGATATCAGACAGTTGCGCTATTGCACCGGAACCTCTTAACTGTGCTAAGGACGTTGCAGCACCTTCCTCATGACCTTTGCTATCAGGACGTTTAAGGTGAGAGACACAAATCAAACTAATGCCTGTTTCCTGTACAAGCATCCGCAACTTAGTCATAATGGAATCCAAGGCTTTGCGCTCGTCTCCAACATCACCACCACTAACGATAATACTAAGATGGTCAAGAAAGACATAGCCACAATTAAGCCCTTTAGCCATGTAACGCACTCGATTGACAATATTTTCCAAACTAGTACTGCCGAAATGGTCAAACAGATAAATGCGGTCACTTCCGAGTGTTCTATCAAAAGCATCTTTAAGCTCCTCTGGTGATACATCAACATCAGGTAAATGAATTGGTTTGTTTACTGCCAAAGACATGAGGGAACGAGCAGTCTTGCGGACTCCCTCTTCAAGAAACATAAGTCCGATTTTGTCAGTTGTCTTGTTAAGTATGTGCCATACAATCTCTCTAAGAAATTGAGATTTGCCAAGT